GTTACCAAGAAGAGAAGGTGGTCGTGGTACTGAAATCGATACTCTACCGGGTGGTTCTAACCTTGGTGAGATTGAAGATGTACAGTACTTCCAAAACAAATTATATAGGTCTTTAAATATACCTATGAGCAGACTACAAGAAGCTGATGCATTCTCAGTAGGTCGCTCTTCAGAAATTACACGTGACGAACTTAAATTCCAAAAGTTTATAGATCGTTGCCGTAATAAGTTCTCAACATTATTCTATGAAGCACTTAAAAGGCAATTGATCCTTAAGAAGATTATTGTGCCAAGTGACTGGGTAAACATCCGTGAAGATATTACTGTTGAGTTTTCTAGAGATAACTACTATGCTGAACTTAAGGATGCTGAAATCCTGAAGGAACGTATAGAGACACTTCAAATGATGGACGAATATATTGGTACGTTCTGGTCTAAAGACTGGGTACGTAGAAATATTCTGAAATTGGATGATGATATGATTAAACAGATTGCTAAGGATAACGAAAAAGATCCTATGGAACCTGATGATATTAATCCTGATATAGCTAATTCAGCTATATAAATGGGTTGTAAACAAAAAGTTTACTTAGAATATACTTTTTTATAAATACTATACAGAGAGATTATGACAACAAGAACGCTAATTGACAATATAAAAACGGGTGATGCACAAAAAAGCAACAATACTTTTAATAGTATTATGCAAGATAAGCTTATAAGTGCATTAGATTCACATAAACAAGAAGTTGCTTCTAAAATGTATGGAGCTACTAACGATGCTCCAGCAGTAGAAGAACCTGCGGTGGAGACACCAGAAGGGGAAACAGTAACAGATGCTAACGTTTAAAGAATCATTTAATGAAGTAATAGAAGCTAAATTAAAGCTCCCGAAAGGTGAAAAGGTATCCAAGGAAATGAAAAAGCTTGGGAAGAAGAAAAATATAACTGCGGTTATTACCAGCAAGTTCAATCTATATATTGATGGCGTTAAGCTTGACAAATATAAAGATCTAGCTTCAGCTGAGAAAGCAGTTAAAGAATTCATCAAATTAATGGGAGTTTAAATGAAGTTAATCACAGAATATACTCAGAACCAACTTAGCTATTCTATAACAGAAGCTAAGAATGGTGTAAAGCAAACCTTTTTAGAAGGTGTGTTTATGCAAGCTGAGAACAAGAACAAGAATGGACGTATATATACACGTGAAGTTCTTACAAGAGCCGTTGACAAATTTGTCAATGAGCAAGTTATTACAGGTCGTGCAGTTGGTGAATTGAATCACCCTGATGGACCTTCCATTAATTTGGATAAAGTTTCTCACAGAATTACTGAACTTAAATGGGACGGTAACAATGTGATGGGAAAAGCACTTATTTTGGATACGCCTATGGGCCAGATTGTAAAAGGTCTTGTCGAAGGTGGCGTTCAACTTGGAGTGTCTAGTCGTGGTATGGGAAGTCTAGAAATGAAGAATGGTAGCAACTATGTAGCAGATGATTTTATGCTGAACACTGTTGATATTGTACAGGATCCATCAGCCCCTAATGCTTATGTAAATGGTATTATGGAAGGTGTTTCTTATGAGCAGGATAGACCTGGTCATTTCGTTAAGACAATTGATGAAGGTGAGACAGAAGTGAACGAATCTAAAGTTAGTTTCTCGGAAGAGCAACAATCAGCAGGTTTTGAGCATTTCCTCTCTAAACTATAATCTCTATAGGAGAAAACAATGTCTGAATTAAAAGACGCAATTGTTGAAGATGTAGCAGAGGTTATCGTAGAGGATACGCAAGTAGAAGCAGATACGCAAGTAGAAGCACCTCTTACGGAAGCTCGTACATTATCAGCGATACAAGCATCTATGGCAGGAATGTCAAAAGATGGCCTTGACGCAATCTTCGAAGCAGCGAAAAAAGCAGAAGCGAAAGCTAAAGTGGAAGACGATGAAGAAGAAGAAGACGATGAAGGTGATGAAGATGAAGGCGAAGTAGAAATGGAAGGCAAAGGAAAAGCAAAGAAAGAATCTAAGAAAGCAGCTAAAGAAACAGTTGATGCTGAAAAAGATCTTGAAGGCAAATCCCCAGCTAAGAAGAAGAAAGTTAAATCTGATGACGGATCTGAAGGTGATGTCATAGAGAAGAAATTTAAAGAAGATGTTGACGCGTTAGTAAAAGACGAAGATACATTATCTGAAGGTTTCAAAGCGAAAGCTGAGACTATCTTTGAAGCAGCTCTACAGAGCAAAATCATCGCTGAGACAGCTAAATTAGAAGAGCGTTATGCATCTGATTTAACTGGTGAAGTTGAAGCTATAAAAGAAGATTTAGTTGACAAAGTAGACGGATACTTAACGTATGTCGTTGAAAACTGGATGAAAGATAACGAAGTTGCGATTGAGCATTCTTTGAAATCTGAAATCACTGAGTCATTTATTGATTCACTAGGTCAATTATTTAGTGAGCACCACATCAATGTACCTTCGGATAAAGGAGACATCTTAGATGCTCTATCTGAAGAAGCAAAAGATGCTAAAGCTCAGTTAAATGATGCGACTGCTAATGCAATGGATCTTGCTGAGAAAGTTAAAGCTTTCGAACGTAAAGATATTATCGCTGAAGCATGTAAAGGCTTAGCAGCAACTGAAGAAGCAAAACTACGTGAATTAACTGAAGCTGTCGAAGCTGATGATAACTCAAGTTATGCAGCTAAAGTAGCAACAATTAAGGAATCTTACCTTAACAAAGATACCACAGTAGAAGCAACTCCGGAAGTTGATGCGATCACTGAGGACACACAAGTAGAACAAGATGTTTCGGAAAATATGAAGAGATATCTAAGCGCAATTGAGCGTACACAATAACCATTTTTAGGAGAAATATAAATGGAAATTAATAGACAAGTACTACAGGAAAAATGGGCTCCTGTACTTGATTCTCAAGAAGCAGGTAGCATTAACGACCGTCATAGACGTGCGGTAACTGCTGTTGTTTTAGAGAACCAAGAAAAAGCATTTCGCGAAGAGCGTCAGTTAACTGAAACTGCTGCGAATGCAACTGCCGATGTGGCTAACTGGGATCCTGTCCTAATTAGTTTAGTAAGACGTGCAACTCCAGCAATGTTAGCATTTGATCTAGTTGGCGTACAGCCAATGACTGGACCAACTGGCCTAATCTTTGCTATGAAAGCACAATACACTGCTGCTGGTAGAACTGGTACACACGCTGCCGGTGCTGAAGCATTGTTTGACGAAGCGAACACTGAATATTCTGGTGCACTTTCGGGTGATACTGGTTCTGAAGGTTCATCTGATCCGTTTGCAGCTGAAGATACAGCTTCTGACGACGCAGATACTGTTCCTGAGTACCAACCTGGTAAAGGTAACACGACTGCTGTTGCTGAAGCTCAAGGTAACTCTGGTCCGCATATTCCTCAAATGCAATTCACTATCGACAAGACTACTGTGACTGCAAAGTCTCGTGCTCTTAAAGCTGAATACACAACTGAGTTAGCGCAAGACCTTAAAGCAATTCATGGTCTTTCTGCGGAAACTGAGCTTGCGAACATCCTTTCAACAGAAATTCTTGCTGAAATGAATCGTGAAATCATCCGTCTAGTTAACATCACTTCTGTTACTTCAACTCGTGGTGCTGCTGCTGGTGTATGGAATGCTACTAACGCTGCTGATAATGGTGGTGCTAGATGGTCTGTTGAACGTTACAAAGCTCTAGTTCAAGCAATTGAGCACGAGTGTAACAAAATTGCTGTTGACACACGTCGTGGCAAGGGTAACTGGGTCATAGTATCTAACAACGTTGCTGCTGCATTAAATGCTGCTGGCGTTATGGATACTGGTATGGGTGCATTAGGTGCTCAACAAATGGATTCAGATGTAACTGGTTCATTACTTGCTGGTACTTTAAACGGTAACATCAAAGTATATGTTGATCCATATGCAGGCGTAGATTACTTTACTTGTGGTTATAAAGGTTCAAACCCTTATGACGCTGGTATGTTCTACTGTCCATACGTTCCTTTATCAATGATGAAGACTATTGGCGAAAATGATTTTCAACCACGTATCGGATTCAAAACTCGTTACGGTATTGCTGATAATCCTTACGTCACGTATGCTGCCGCTGGTGGATACAACTTGTACTACAGAAAACGTAAGGTTACTAACCTGTAAATTTTCTAAAGATACAACTAAACCCCCTTCATTGGGGGTTTTTTTACGTATAAATATATCATATGCCAAACTATTTAAATCCATCGTCATTTGTAATGACCCTAGACTCTCAGACGTACTCGGGTACAACTTTTACGATTCAAACAATGATGCTACCAGATGTATCTGTCTCGTCTGCACCACTACCTTTTAAATCTATTGATGTAGGAAGAGCCGGTGATAAAATGGTGTTTGGTCAGTTTGAAATATCATACCTTATTGATGAAGATCTATTAAATTATAAAGAGATCTTTGATTGGTTAAAGGACAATGTAGAATCTAATCACACAGCAACAAATCATGTACGAGATCTAACCCTTACTGTTATGAACTCTGCTAACAACGTAACAAAACAAATCAAATTTGTGGATGCTTACCCGACAAGTCTTTCATCCTTACCATTTGATATCACCACAACGGATGTAGAATATCTTACAGCCATCGCGTCTTTCGAATATTCCTACTACGTATTCCTATAAAAAATCTCTTATATATACTATGTACAATTGAGCTAAACTATGATATAATATAACTAATAAAGTTATAATTGGAAGAATATGAATATTGAAGAAGTATTAAGTATGTGGAAGGAAGATTCCATAATAGATGATTTAAAATTAGACGATACCACTGTGAAGATGGCACGCGTCCATAGTAAATACCTTGAACTAATAACCATTGCTAAAATGCGTAGAAAGAAAAAAGACTTTGAGTATAAGACACTGCTCAAAGATAAATGGTTATATTACAACGGTAAGTTATCTAAAGAACAAATCGATTCATTCAAGTGGGACTATGATCCTTTCGGTGGTCTTAATAAACCTCTTAAAGGTGACATGAACTATTACTATGATGCTGACACAGATATCCAAGCAAAGCAAGCAGCATTAGAATATGATAAGGTTCTAATTGAAACCCTAGAAGAAATCATGGGTACTATACGATGGAGACATCAAAACATTGGCAACATTATAAAATGGAGATCTTTTGAAGCAGGAGTTTAGTAAAGCAACCTTAGAATTATTACTAGTTAACTATACTAATATTAATAATTCTTTACGCGTACCTTGTGCTGAGAAGCAGAAGTTTGAGAAGTTAATCGAGGAGACGACATTAGCTTTAAGTAAATGTCCACTCGTAATTACATATAAGGACGGGATGACAGTATTAGAATATGCTACACATCTTGCAGCAGAGGCAATTGGAAGAAATAACCCTACAAAGTAAAGATGCTGCATATCTATATGTAGACTCTGAAGATAAAGGAATCATACAGGAACTAGCAGAGTACTTTACATTCTTTGTCCCTGGCTATAAGTTCATGCCTCAATTCCGTAACAAACTATGGGATGGCAAACTCAGACTACTCAACCTACGTGATCAATCAATCTATTCAGGTCTATACAAACATATCTGTGCGTTCGCTGCAGAAAGAAACATACAAGTAAAAATTCTACCTCATGATATATTTAAGACTGAGGCTAACCTTCCTGGAGCACATGGTGAGATTGACATGTCTTTTATAGATGAGTATGTATTACCATTCCCTCCAAGAGATTATCAGTTAGCTGCAGTAAAATATGGTCTAG